CACTAATGGTGGTACTAATTATTCCGCAGGTACTACAGTTACTGTTGCTCGTGGGGTTGGTGATACAACTGGTAATGGGGCTGCAGCTGTACCAACTCTTACTGATGGTGTTATTACTGGATTTACTTACACCGCTGGAACTGGATATAAAGCTGCTCCAGTATTAACTTTAGTTAAACCACCAAACGCAACTCCAACTGCTACTGGTACTAATGGAGAAAGCACAATAACTGTAACTTCAGCTGCTGCTATTTTTGTTGGTATGACTGTTTCTGGTACTGGTATCGCTTCTGGCGCAAAAGTCACAGTTATTTCTGGAACTACTATTACTCTATCTTCAGCTAATACTGCTACAGTTTCTGGTACAATAACATTTACTGATGCAGGTGCAGGTGCTGTTCTTGGTGCTGCAACTATTAGTTCTTCAACAGTCACTGGATTAACAATCGTTACTGCTGGTACTGGTTATACTTCTGCACCATCAATCGCAGTTGCTGCGCCTCCATCTGGAACTACTGCTACTGCTACTGCAACGATCACTACTGCTGGTCTTAAGATTATCAATTCTGAAACATATTTAAATAACTTTGTGAATGGTGCTGGTGTTGTTGGTCAATGGGCAGCAAAATATCCAGGTTCTCTTGGTAACAGCCTAAAAGTTTCTATGGCAGACGCTGGTTCATATACTGGTTGGACTTATGCTGCAGAATTTGATGGTGCGCCAGGAACTTCTTCTTATACTGCTGGTCTTAATGGTTCAAGTGATGAACTACACATTATCATCATTGATGAAGATGGCGCAATTACAGGAACACGTGGTGCAATTGTTGAAAAATTCCCATTCGTGTCAAAAGCAATTGATGCTAAGAAATCTGACGGAACAAATAATTATTACAAAGACGTAATCAATTCAAGATCAGAATACATTTTCTGGATGGATCATCCAACAGTAGGAACTAATTGGGGTACATCTGCAGCAGGTAAAACATTCGTAAATACTTCTTCTGCATTAACAGTTAGTTTAGCTGGTGGCACTGATGTTAATACTGCTACTGCTGGTGAAAGACAAGCAGGTTATGCATTATTCGCAAACGCAGAACAGTATGACATTAGTTTAGTTTTAGGTGGTCGTGCAGGAACTGCAGTTGCTAATTATATTATTAACAACATCTGCGAAACACGTTTAGATTGCGTAGCATTTATCTCCCCAGAAGATGTTACTACTGGTGAACCAATCATCGGTTCAACTTCTACTCAAGCTGACGCTATTGTTGCATATCGTGATGCGTTACCAAGCACTTCTTATGCAGTACTAGATTCTGGTTATAAGTATCAGTACGATCGTTATAACGACAAATATCGTTATGTTCCATTGAATGGTGACATCGCTGGTCTATGTGCTCGTACAGACTTCACAAATGATCCATGGTTCTCTCCAGGTGGTTTAAATCGTGGTCAAATCAAGAATGTTGTGCGTCTTGCATTTAACCCAAATAAAACTCAGCGTGACACTCTTTACAAGAAAGGTGTTAACCCTGTTGTGACATTCCCAGGAGAAGGCACTGTTCTTTTCGGTGATAAGACTTTGTTGGCCAAGCCATCTGCGTTCGATCGTATCAATGTGCGTCGTCTATTCATCGTTATGGAAAAAGCAATTGCTACTGCTGCTAAGTTCCAGTTGTTTGAATTTAACGATGGTTTCACTCGTGCTCAGTTTAAGAACTTAGTAGAGCCATTCTTACGTGATGTACAAGGTCGTCGTGGTATTACTGATTTCGTTGTTAAGTGCGATGAGTCTAACAACACTGGTGAGGTTATCGATCGCAACGAGTTTGTTGCAGATATCTTCGTTAAGCCAAATCGTTCTATCAACTTTATCACTCTGAACTTCGTTGCTGCTCGTTCTGCGATTAACTTCTCAGAAATCGGTGCGTAATCTAGGATAAATAAGAAAGAACACAAGGAGATTTAAATGGCAAATATTGCTGATTTTAAGGCACAAATGATTGGTGGCGGTGCTCGTCCTAATCAATTCCGTGTCGAACTAACTTTCCCATCATATGTTACATTGGGTGTGGTAGCAGGACAGCGTGCACAGTTCTTGTGTAAAGCTGCTCAGTTGCCAGCTTCCACTATCGAAACTCTACCAGTTTTGTATCGTGGTCGTCCAGTAAACTTTGCTGGTGAACGTACATTCCAGCCATGGACTGTATCAATCTATAACGATACTACTTTTGGTATTCGTAATGCATTGGAACAGTGGCAATCTGGTATTCAGAACTATAACACTACTGATGGTCGTGTTAATCCTACTGACTACCAAGTTGACTTGAATGTGCATCAGTTAGATCGTAACGGAGCAATCATTAAGAGTTACAAATTCGTTGACGCATTCCCAACAGTTATTTCTGCTATTGGTTTGGATTACGAACAACAAAACGCAATTGAACAATTTGATGTAGAGTTTACTTACAACTTCTTCACTTCAAATACTGGGGCAGCATCTGGATTCGGTGTCAATGTATCTGTAGACACACCAGTTGGTTCTTTCCCACTTTAATAATTAACTGAGGTTTTTATATAATGCAATTATTTGGCTTTGAAATAAAGCGTAAAGAAGAACAGGACTTGCCGAGTGTAGTCACTCCAAGTTCTGCTGCTGATGGATCTACTGTAATAAACACTGGCGTAAATGCTGGTGGTTATTACGGTATGGTCATGGATCTTGAAGGTGTCATCAAAAACGAAAACGATCTTATCAGACGTTATCGTGAAGTGTCGCAGTATAGCGACTGCGATGGTGCCATTGAGGATATTGTTAATGAAGCTATTGTTGCAGATGAAGATAAGAAACCAGTCGAGATTGTTCTTGACGAAGTAAAAGTTTCTGAACCAATTAAGAAAAAGATTCGTGAAGAATTCGGTAATGTTTTAGACCTTCTTAAGTTTGACGAAAGAGCACATGAGACTTTCCGAACTTGGTACATCGATGGTCGATTATATTACCAAATTCTTATTAATCAAGAAAGCATCAAAGACGGTATTGTAGAATTACGATACATTGATCCTCGTAAGATCCGTCGTATTAAGAATATTAAAAAAGAAAAGCAAGGTGCTACTGGCATTGAAGTTGTAAAAGAGATCGAAGAATACTATCTTTACAACGACAAAGGTATTACAGAGCAAACGACACAAGGTGTTAAACTTGCATTAGATTCAGTTGTTTACTGTCCATCAGGATATGTAGACCAAAATACTGGAATGATGATGTCTTATCTACATAAGGCAATCAAACCAGTAAATCAGTTAAAGATGATCGAAGATGCTTTGGTCATCTATCGCATCAGCCGTGCACCTGAACGTAGAATTTTTTACATTGATGTAGGTAATTTACCTAAGTTGAAAGCAGAGCAGTATGTTTCGGACATTATGAATAAGTTCCGTAACAAGATTGTTTATGATGCAACAACTGGTGAGACAAGAGACGATCGTCGTCACTTATCAATGATGGAAGATTTTTGGATGCCTCGTCGTGAGGGTGGTAAAGGCACAGAGATTACGACTCTTCCAGGTGGACAAAACCTTGGTGAGATTCAAGACATCGAATACTTCCAACAAAAACTTTATCATTCATTGAATGTTCCTATCAGTCGCTTGCAACAACAGCAAGGATTCTCGATTGGTCGTTCAACAGAGATTAGTCGTGATGAAGTTAAGTTTAACAAGTTTATCGTTAGACTTCGTAAGAAATTTAGCATGTTGTTCTCTCATGCATTAAGAGTACAACTAATTGCAAAGAATATTATCAAACCAGAAGAGTGGGATGATATTTCTTCTAAGATTAAGTATGATTATCTAGAAGACAATCATTACTCAGAATTAAAAGATGCAGAGATTTTGACACAACGTGTTCAGATTCTTCAACAGTTAGATCCATACGTGGGTAAATATTACTCTCAAGCATGGATCCGTAAAAATGTTTTACGTCTTGACGATGAAGATATCGAACAGATTGAAAAAGAGATCGAAGAAGAAAAAGACGATCGTGTTGAAGATGCTGAACAACAAGGTACGTTGGCTGGTGTTACCCAAGCTGCACAACAGAACTATTTGCAACAAAATGCTCCACAAGCAAATCAAGTTTCTGCAGACCAAGGACAATCGCCACAAGCAACACCAAGTAATATAGAACAGAATGAACAGGCACCAACTGGTTGGCCAAATTAATAGGAGAATGACATGAGTGAAACTACATACAATTTAATTCAAGCGATGGCTAACGGAGATGCGTTAGAAACTGAACAGGCATTTGGTGCTGCAATGGCTGAAAAGCTAGCAGTTAAACTAGATGATATGCGCACTAGTATTGCACAAAGCATGTTCTCTTCACAAGAGCCTGTTGCAGAACAAGAAACACAAGAAGTTGAACCAGCGAGTCAAGAGACAGAGTAATGTTCTACTCAGATTTTTCTAAATCCTTGAAGAAACCTAATTTGGTTGAAAGCGTTAGGTCTTATCGTCAGTTAATCGAAAGAACTGAAGACGGTAAGATCTTAATCAATGGTTTGGAAACAGAACTACAGAGCATAGAAGAAGCAAGACAATACATTAAACAAGACTACATTTCACATAAACTAGAAGAACAAATTTCAAAACAAACATACGAAGAACTATCTGAACATACTGTCGCTAATATCATTAAAGAATATCACGATATTAAAGTTACAGATACATTAATCGAAAATTATATACAACTTGCTTCTTCTAATATGTTTAGTGTAGACCCTGTTGTTCAAGACATTCGTGCTTTGAACAAACTTGATAGACTTGTTGAAGGTAAACTTCACTATGTGTTAAATGATAACACAATTGTAGCAATTAGCGAGCATACTCAAAGTCGCCTAAATAACTTATTACAAAACCAAAAAGAAATTATTGAGTATATGAGAGAGTCAAAAGAGAACTTCTTTCATGTGCTTGAACAAATAGAGGAATAAAGATGGCAGTCGCTAAGACAATTCTTAAAAT